GGACTCCCCATTCCTTGCGGAGAGTAACAAGTACGGTGTGCTTGACCACTTCCACAAGAGAGGATACGATGGCTACTCTATGTATAACCCACTCGACCCCGACTATATGAAGAAGTGGTCCAAGGGTTTCCGTGGTATTGCTATGACGCACACAGACAACAGAGAAGCCCTTATGAATATGACGCAGGCCTACATTATGGATTACGTAGGTTCTAAGGATGAGTTCGGTAACTGTGGGTTTATGCCATTCAACGAAGTCATCAGAGATTGGCAGAAGTTTGAGCCAGACAACTGGACTCCCTTTGACTTGGCTGTAGCTTCTGGTATTACTATCATCGCTACTAAGAAACCTAAGATACAGGTTGAGGTTCGCTACCAAGCTAGTGATTGGTTGCCTAAGTTCAACAACGATGGTAACCTCAGTAGACGTATGTAATTTACAAAATCGTAACTTGACGTTGTTAATATCTTTGCGTCAAATGCGCCCGAACTATGGCTGAGATTACAGATTACGGATATCCTTCTTCGTTTGTTCCTCCTGTTGAGAAGAATAGTCGTAAATATATTTTAGATTACGCCAAGACACTTTGGCGTGATGCGCAACAATCTAGAACTACGTTCTCTTTCGAGTCTCGCAAGAGCCGCTATATCCAGAACAGAAAGTATTCAGAGGGTCTTCAGTCCATTGAGAAGTTCAAGCAACAGTTCTCGACCACTGGAGACTCTACTTATTTGAATCTTGACTGGGGTGTGTCCACTCCGCTTCCAAAGATGGCGGAAGTTATTCGTGGACAGATGATTAACCAGCCGTACGTTCCTCAGTTCATTCCTGTTGACAGCACATCAATCACAGAGTTTGACAGAGAGAAGCAAGTACTCAAGGCGAAGATGAAGCTTCGCGATAACCTCGGCAGCCTTAAAGAAGTTGGCGTACCAGTAGACTACAAAGATGCTCCCGAGAATGTGGAGGAACTTGAAATCTATATGGAGACTAACTTCAAGTTGGCTCAGTCTATTGCAATGGAGACCGTTACACGGGCAATCCTCCAAGACAATAACGTAGACAAGCTCAACGAGAAGATTGCTAAAGACCTGGTAGACAACAAGATAGCTGGTCTTCGTATCTTGCTTGACGAGAATAAGAACATCCGCATTCGCTACGTTGACCCGTTGAATCTTGTAACTTCTTTTGTAACTGAAGATGACTTCTCTGATGCTAGACACATTGGTGAGTTAATCTTTGTTACTGTAGAAGACTTGCGAGTGCAGGCACAGGGACAGCTGTCAGAAGCAGAACTGTACGAGGTAGCTAAGTCTGTTGCTGGTCGATACGACAACCCTAGCTGGAGCTATGGTTCTCACGTGTACTATAACAACGAAGTAGACAGCACAAAGTACGACAAGTTCCGTGTGCGTGTTCTTGACTTCGAGTTCTTTAGTACGGATGAGGTTGTCTTCCAGAAGATGGAAGCTAAGAACGGAGGGTTCTACTTCCAAGAGAAGCCAGTGAACTTTGTCCCTCCCGCAAACCCTAAGCGTAAGCGTGAGATTATCCGCAAGAAAATAAAGAACGTATATCAGGCCAAGTACATTGTTGGTACTGACTATATGTATGACTTCGGTAAGAAGCAGCACATCGTTCGTGAACGCATCAACGACAAGTATTCTACTAACACATCCCTTGGCTTTATTGTTTGTGCTCCCGATATCTACGATATGGAGAACAAGTCCAAGGTGGAAGAGATGATTCCGTTTGCTGACGAGATGATTCGTATCCAGCTGAAGATGCAACAGATTATCGCCAAGGCTGCACCTTCTGGATTTGCTATTGACATTGACGCCATCACTGGCGGACTGCAAGGTATGGGTATGGGTAACCTCAAGCCCGTTGATGCTCGCGCTATCCGCGACCAGATTGGTGACATCTACTACCGCTCGGTACGTGAGGATGGTACACCGATTACTAATACCCGACCAGTACAGGATTTGCCTAATGGTTTGGACCAATCTATTATGGTTCTTACCCAAGCATACAACGCTGCACTGGAGCGTATGAAAGAAACCATTGGACTCAATGATGCAGTCGATGGTTCGCAGCCAGATAAGAAGGCTTTGATTGGTGTGCAGAAGCTAGCCGTATCAGCCCACAGGAACGCCCTTAGAAGCCTTTACAGCGCATATCTCCGCATCAATGAGGAGATGGTTCGTTACGTTGCTAATCTCGCGCAGCAGCTCATTAGAGACGGTATCAATGTGGACGTGTTCCAGAATATGGTAGGCAATGCTACAGTAGAACAGATTGACTTGAACAAGCTGTCCTTGGCTGACTACGCTATCTCTGTTAAGATGTTGCCAGATGAAGAAGAGCGCGCTCGCGTTGAGCAGCTTCTGATGATGGGACTGGAGACTGGCTTGCTGAATACTCAAGACGTATTCGCAGTTCGCCGCGTACTTAGAGAGGACGTAGACAAAGCAGAACAGCTTCTATCTATCCGTGAGGCTAAGCGTCGTAAAGAGAAGGAGCAATCATCTATGATGCTGCAACAGCAGAACGCACAGGTTCAAGCTCAGGCTGCACAGATTGCAGAGGGTGAGAAGCAGAAGACTATGCAAATGGAGATGCAACTCAAGTCTCAAGCTTTGCAGTTGGAGTATGACCTTAGACTGCGTAACGATAAAGAGATTGAGAATGAGAAGCGTAAGACTTCTGCCCTTGAGTCTCAGTATGACATCGAGAAGATTCAGTTGGCCTCGAAGCTCAAGGGGCAACCACAGCAGCAAAGCGGTGGCTACGACTTCGAGAAAGATTCAATCGTAAGAGAGGCTGGAAAGGTAGAGCCTAACATCTTCCCGCAAGAAGTTAAATGAGATTATCAAGCTTCAAGTAGAAGTCTTTAATAGTCATCTCATAGAACGATAGTATATCACTAAGTGTTTTAATCTTAGGTACGCACTTCCCGTTCTCAACTCTTGACAGATAGCCAACGTCTTTCCCAGTCCAGCAAGCTAACTCTTCTAGTGTATAGCCCTTCATTCTCCTTAGTCCACGTAGCCCTTTCGCTATATGAATCTTATTGAAGGTAAACAGATTCTCTTTTGTTCCCATAGTTTTTACAAATTCTTGGCAGTGAGCCAGGTATAATTTTGTATCAAAGATAATAACACTTAACTGAAATGACTGAATCGGATATCGCAAAGCAGTTCGCTGCCGCAGCAGGATTCGCACCATCGGAATCTCCCGCACAAACAGATGGAAGTTCTTTAGATAATACACCAACTGCGGAGCCTACACCCGCACCACCAGTTGAGTCAGCTCACGCTGAACCAACGCCTATCGACCCTTCTACGGTTCATCCTCCTGTACAGCCTATGGCTGACGTGGATAAGATTCGCCAGGAGTACGAAGCAAAGATTCGTGAATACGAAACCAAGCTGTCCACTCCTAAGGAAGAGTTCGCTAACGAGGCCATCAAGAAATTGAATGAACTCGCTAAGGCTGGTGTTGACGTAGACTCCCCAGATTTTTGGAAATGGCAATCGATTGATTTACAATCGTTTAACGTCGCGCAAAAGCGTGACGCTTTGGAATTGAAACGACTCGAACTAACGGTCGACAATCCAGAGTTGAATGTATCTCAAGTAGAGCGACTGATGAAACGTCAGTATCCCGCTTTGTTTGACGAGTCGTTCGACGTTAATGATGATGAGTATATCGAGGCAATGGAAGACTTGTCAATTGATGCTACGAGAGCTAGAACTAAACTCTCTGAGCATAAGAACAAACTTCAACTGCCAAAGGTAGACCTTCAGTCAATTGAAAGTCAAAAGAAGGCTGACCAGGAAACACTCGCCAAGTTTAATATGCTTGTTAAACAAGAGGTGAATGCTTTCAATGAGCAGTCCTTCAAACTGTCCGACGATATGGAGATTAAGTTCTTCCCCAATGAAGATAGTAAGAGATTCATTGAGTCGTCCGTAGTCAACAGTTCCACGTTCTTTGTAGATAACTACTTGGACAAGGAATCAAAACAGATTAACTTCAATCGCTTAAAACGCGACCTGTTAATCCTAAGTGACTTTGACAGAATATCAAAAGCAATCTACGACCAGGGCGTGTCGAAAGGTAAAGAGGCAGTTGTCTCGGGGTTGGAGAATAGTTCAGTGAACCTCCAGCAACAGAAACAAGACATCAGCAAAGACCCATTCAGTCAGGCCATCGAACAGATTGCACTCTTGCAGAAACGTCGCTAATAACTAACAAATTACTACAATGGCTGTAGCAACAAAAACACCAAACATTACGAAGGTAGCTACCGAGTATAACTACATTTCGTCTTTAGACCTTGCACAAGGTCTGCACAAGCCCGAGGTTGACCCGCAATACATTATGCGCTATGGTCGCCAAGACATCACTGGATTTATGGCGATGTTGGGTAATATGAATCCGATTAACGCAATCGAGTTCCATCACTACGAGCAAGACCGTATCCACGGTGTGTTCCGTTTGTCTGCTACTGCAGCTTCTGGCTCTACTCCTTTGGCTTCTACGGCTGCCGCAGCTTACAACTACAACTTCAGCGGTGATAGCCCCTATCCTACTGCTCAAGCGTACACCACCTTTATGCCTTCTTTGTATGATATCATCGAAGTAAAAGGATGGCAAGGTATCATCACTGCTGTTAACGGTGGAGCTTTCACTGCAACTTCTGTTGTATCTTCTGAGACTCGTCCCGCTATCGCTTTGACTGATGATATCATCATCTTGGGTAATGCAATGCCTGAAGGTTCTTCTGCTCCTGAGTCTCGCAACTCACAGCTGTTGTCCTACAGTGGTGCTCTGCAAATCCAGCGCCGTACGCACCGTGTTACCAACACTGAAATGGGTGTTAAAACCTGGATTGAGGTTGAAGGTAAGGACGGTCAGAAGGGTTACTTCTGGTACTTGCAAGGTATCAATGATGAGTACCACCGCTTCTTGAACGAGCGTGAGGCTGTATTGTTGGCTGGTAAGAAGTTGAATACTCCGTTGACTGGTGCTACCACCACGACTGGTATCAACAACGCAGCTACAATCACCACGACTGAAGGTTTGATTCCTCAAATCTCTGGTAACGGTAACGTAGAAAGCTACTCTTTGTCCACTGGATTTACCTTGACTGACGTCGAGAATATGGTGAAGGAGTTGCAGAAGTACCGTGGTGCTCGCGAGAATATGTTGGCCGTTGGTCACAACTTGAAGTTGGGTATCGACGCTATCTTCCGCGGTGGAACTGGACTTGGATTTTCAGCAGCCGCTAACGGTGGTGTTATCTTTAACGCATTCAACGGTGTACAAGAGCAGGCTATTAAGCTTTCTTTCGACGCCTTCGAATACGGTGGATTTAAGTTCGCTGTTAAGACCTTGGATATCTTCTCTGACCCTAACTTCTTGGGTTATGCTGGTGGTATCTACAAGGACTTGGGTATGGTTATCCCGATGGATGACACTATCACCTACAACAATATGAACTCCACTACTGGTGTTACTGTTCCTTCCTTGCGTATCAACTACCTGCAAAACGAAGATGGTGGTCGTGACTACCGCGAGTGGGTAACTGGCTACGGTATGGGAGCTGCCAACTCTAACAACGACTTCTTTGAAGTTAATATGTTGGCACAGACTGGCTTGGAAGCCTTCGCACTAAACCGTTTCGGTTTGTTCGTAGGAGCCTAATCAGCACGAGGGAGAGGGGGAGCTTAGGCTCCCCCTTATCTCTTTTTAATTCAATTCAAAAATAAAAGTAAAATGAAAAATCAACGAGAGCGTGAGCATTACACGTTCATCCTTTGCAACGAAGCGGAGAGCAACATCATCCGAGACCAGGCTGGTAACTTCCGTCGCTACCCAATTTCTTTATCTATCCCAGCCGAGACTACGGCTATTGACGACACTGGTGACATCCGCACCATTCGTTACATCCCAGGACAGAAATCTGTTTTCAAAGACGAGCAGAAGATTGATTCTGACCGCAACATCGTTAGACTTATTGCCAAGCCCAGCTTCCAGAATGGAGTACTGATTGTACCCCGTACTCAGAAGAACTTGCTTGAGTTCTTGCGCCTGCACCCAAGTAATGAAGCTAACCAAGATTGGAGACTCCCAGGACAGAGAGCTATGTTCCGTGAACACAACCCAGAAGCATTGGCTAAGAAGCAGAACGAGCAGACTCGTGCTGTAGTTAACGCAATCAAGATGGTATACGAAGCTCCCTTCCGTGAGAAGATTGTACCTCTTGCACGTTACTTGGGCTACGATGTAAACAAAGAGTCTGACTTGATTCTTTATGATATCCAAGCCTTTGCACAGAACAACCCGCAAGACTTCATTGAGTTGATTGACAGTGCTGTTGTTCAACGCCACGAGGAAGTAGTAGAAGCACGTGACCGTGGTATCATCCGAGTATTGGATGACCGCATCACTTGGGCTGATGGTCGTCAGATTACAGCAGTTCCCGCCAACTACGATGCATTGGAGTATATGGCAGAGGTATCCTTTGACCAAGCCCACCGTACAACCTGGATGGAGATTCAACGTAAGATGAACAAGCAGACTGAGCGCAAGCCATCTGACGAAGCATTGGTTGAAGCTACACAGAAATCCTTGGGAGTTGAGTTGGCTGACTTGCCTACTGGCGACTTGGTAGAAGCTGCCCTAGAAGTAGGAGCAATTGAATCAAAAGGTCCTTTCTATCAGTTCTTTAACGAGAAGTACAAGGGTAAGGCTAAGTTGATTGAGGCTATTGACGCATCTGAAGAGTTGCGTAAGTCAATCATCGTAGCAGTGTCCTCTACTCTGTAAGATACTGACACACAGTAAAGCAGAAGCCCCCACATCGGGGGCTTTTGTTTTTACAAAAAGGCCAGAGCTGTTGTGAGGTACCTTTGCTTCATACTTCTAACACACATACTGATATGGCAATCTCAGTAAAATTTATCAAGAACGCTACCTCGGCTCAGATTGCCGTAACTGGTGGCGTTGGTGATACTGGAAAACTACAGATTCAGTTCAATGGGGCTGACATCTACAATAACTTAGCTGGTACTTTTAATGACATTAGCGCTGGTGCTTTGGGTGTTTCCCAACCCATTGCTCTTGCTCTTGATGCTACAGGAAACATTCCGCAGGGCGTATACTACGTAAACTTCGTAGCGTCTGCTGGTGTGAATGCTAATGCTACAGTAAACTTTAACATCAATCCTTTTGTTCCGTGCTTGGAGTCTTCTTATGACTGCTACACGCCGAACTTCTATGTTGAGGATAAGACTGGATATAGCTCTATTGGTACAGTAACTACTGCCTCTCGCTCACTTACACTCACGTATCCAGTTGGTAGTTCCGCATCTCCTGTTTTAGTATCTGTTGCTAATACCACGTCAAAGCTTTACATTGACACTGGCACATTGTGGACTGGTTCTATGCAGAGCACGATGTCTTATGACGTTACGTACTCCATCGCAGCGATTGCCTCTTACGCAGCTTATGCATACCAGCAGATTGGAACAGCTTATGATGTTCAAGTTGTAGAGTGCGACAGCGCACTGTGCGACATCTACTGCTGCATCGAAGGACTGCGCAAGAAGGTTGTTGGAGCTCAATCTAAGAACCGCTCTTACTACGCTGAGCTGTTGTCCACCTACAGTTATGTTGGTGCATTGATGACTCAGTATAGAGAAGCCGCAACCTGTAAGAAGTATGAAGATTTACCGAAGATTTATGAGCAGATTAAACTCGCCGCTGGCTGCGAAGATTGCGACTGTGGTTGCGGTTCTGAAGAAACTGAGCAGGTACTTGGCTTTGCTAATAGTCCTTTCCTTCCTGTTGTTAATAACTACGCTCAAGCAGTTGTTTCTCAAGTGCGCAATGCTTCTGGGGCGACTATCGACGCTGGTTCGGTCGTCTATATTAACGGGGCTACTGGGTCACTTCCGACTATAGCAAAAGCTCAGGCTAACTCTGAGGTAACCTCCAGCAAAACTTTTGGAGTAGTACTTACAAGCATATCTAATAACTCTAACGGATTCGTTGTAGTTCTTGGTCTTGTAAACAACATAGATACATCTGCATTTGCTGATGGTGCTTTGCTTTGGTTATCCGCAACAACAGCTGGAGCCTTAACTGCAACTAAGCCCATCCAGCCACTGAACTCTGTATTCATTGGTGTGGTTACCCGCTCTTCAAACAATGGGTCTATCGAAGTAAATATCCAGAACGGATACGAGCTTGATGAGTTGCACAACGTGTTGCTTACAGCCCCAGCAAACAGCGACATTCTCGCATACGAGACGTCAACTGGATTGTGGAAGAATACTAAGACGTTTACTGGAACGCATACATTTGGTACTGTGTCCGCAACTGTTGTAAGTTCTACAACTGGTCTGTTTACTGATATTCGTGTTGATAGTCCTACGCTTTATGTAGACTCGACTACTGACAGAGTAGGTTTTGGTACCGCGTCCCCTACCCGTAACAATGACTTTTTAAGTTCTGTTCGTTTCAGAGGCACTGTGTATGATGAAGCTGATACTGCTGGAGCGAGTGGTAACATAATGACAACTACTGGGACTGCTGTTCGTTGGCAGACAAAGGCTGACTTGGGAATCCCATCTACCACTTCTGCAACTACAAACAGAATCCCATTCTTCTCTGACGGTCCTGGCAATATTCTAACTGGTGCGAGTTCTTTCTATGCCAATGCTGGAGGAACTCAGTTTTCAGTAGGTGCGACGCTCCCAACTGGGACATTTTCACTTGCTGTGGGTAACACCTTGATGCTGTTTGGAGGTGGTCCAACATTGATGTTTAGAAATAATGTATACGCAACTGATAGCCACTATACCTTCCAAACTGCAAACGGAATTGGCACAGCTCCTGGAAACTTCTCACTAGTCAGAACTATTTCTGGGTCGCCTGGAACTATTTTTGAATTTTTCGCAAGTGGGCTTACTAGATTCTATACTCAATTCGTTGCAACAACATTGTCTACCGATATGGTAAACTATTGGCAGCTTGGAAGACATCTTGTTGGTTCTGTAACTCCAAACGGAAACTATGTTGAATTGACTGTAAACGGAGTAGCCTACAAATTAGTAACTGCATCTTAATAAAATGGAAGACTTCAAAGTAATCGAAGCGGCTCTAGACCACGCCGCACAAAAGGGAGCGTTTAATCTTGCGCAGAGTGCTGAAATTATCAAGGCACTTGCCGCACTGAATGAGAAGTTGAATGTTCATTGATAAAGTATACAAAGCTGTACAGCTCTTTGCTAACAAGTCTCAGGTGGGGGGATACATCTCCCCGCTTGAGTTCAATCGTTATGCAGAGTTTGCTCAGTTGGATTGGATTAACGAGAACTACAACCCATCTACAAAGCTTGGGTATGAGAACAATTACCAGTCCTCTGACGACTTCTCTGAGCTGAAGACTAGTGTACCTATCACTGTATCATCTGGGCTCATTACAAAGCCTACAAACTACCTTCACTACAGTTCTGCATTCGCATATACAATGTTCGGAGATGAGGCGCGTCCAACTCCCGTACAGCTTATTAGAGATGTGGAATGGTCAGAGCGTTTGATGTCTGAGATTAACAAGCCTACAAAGAACTTTCCTATCATTCGTTCTATTGCTGGGAACTTTGAGGTGCGTCCTACAAACATCAATCAGGTAGTACTAAACTATATCAGAATCCCTGAGCAGCCTTGGTGGAACTACACCATTGTAAGTGGACAGCCTGTGTTCGCTGCAACTGGCGGTGTAACTACTAACCCGAACGCTGGTGTTACCGCTGGAAACTCTACCAACTTTGTATTGGGTGAGGATAACTTTGGAGACTTAGTATTCCGCATCTGCCGCTACTTCGGTATTGAGGTACGCGAGCAGGAGCTCTATCAGTATGTTAACGCAGAAGCACAGCAAGAAGTATAATGGCTACGAAGTATAGAATGGGCGAGGAGGTTGTCAAGCTGTTCAACCAGACTGTGCTTGGTGGAAACATCACAGTGCAGGAGGCTATGCTTGTTGCCTCTCAGGCTGCAAATAAGTACATTAGAGAGTATATCTTTTCCAATAAGTCTATTGGTGAGCAGACGGTTCCGTACTCCTGTCTAAAGGAATATATAGAGCCAGTGCTTACCGATGGCTATGGTAAGTTCTATGCTAACCTTCCAGTGAGAACTCTTGAAGGACTTCCTAATAATGGTGGCATCTTTCAAGTATCTCCCGCCAATGATGAATCGGAGTTAATCGCTCCGCTCAACACTGGCTTCTTTGGTATGTTCAAAGGTCTAGACTCCTACCAGTTAGAGGGTCGCATCGGATACATCCCTAAGCTAGATAAGATTTATCTATATGGAGTAGACACCATCGCTGATGGATACTCTTTGAAGATTGTGGTTGTTCCAGACAGCACAGCTCTTGATGCTGCTGACGAGATGCCACTGCCAACAGATTGCGAGTACGATGTAATCGCTATGGCAGTACAGATGGCACAAACCAAGATGGCATCTCCTCCAAACTTAGTAACAGATAACACGCCCAGGTAATGCAGACAGCTAGTCTTGATGAAGTCGTACGCGAGTACATTATCTCTGAGGGGCGTGACTCTATGCACAAGTACCCACAGTATTTACAGTTTGCTATTAGAGGCCTCAAAGAGCTTCAGTATGACGTTTACGGAGTGCCGAAGGTAGAAGTCCTCACCGTGGATACGTTATCGTCTGTAACGCTTCCGCAAGACGTTATACGGGTTATCCGTATGGGGTTCGTAGATGGCACTGGAAGATTCGTAGAGATTTACTCTGACAATACCTTGGTGGTAGATGCAGAAGGGAACTATAACTGTAGCACAGGAAACAATGAAACACCAACTGTTAACGCAAGTGGTCAGCCGCTTTACTTCACATACGATGACTTACAGAACGTATTTAGAAATGGGCAGGTCGTTGGTCGCCAATATGGAAATGCTGGTGGTGGTGTTTACTCCTATCGTGTAGACGAGACTAGAGGAACTATTCAGTTCTCTTCTAATGTAAGCGGGCAGATTGTATTGGAGTATCTGGCAGACCCTAATAAAGTCAATGGTCAGTTCCTCATCCACCCGTTCTTGATTGAGCCTGTTATGGCTTTCATCTACTACGCTAGTATGAGATACAACAGAGCATTCTCTCCTGGGGAAAAGCAGTACGCCTTCACCCAATATGTCAACAAGAAGCACCACGCTAACTTACGCTTTACTTCTGAGTCTGTAGGAAGTTTGATTAACGCATCAAGAAAGACATTCAACGGCAGCGCAAAATACTAAGTAGATGATTGAAAAGCGTTCCTTCGAAGGCGGGATGAACCAAGATATGGAGGAGTCGTTGATTCCTGCTAACCAGTATCGCTTTGCCTTTAACATTAGAACAGGAGACTCTGGGCTAGGAGCCAAGGGTGTGGTCACTACCATTGAGGGAAACAGATTAGTTAGCACTACTCTGCCCGCTGGTGGTAATAGAGTTATTGGAACTGTTGACGATGACACGAACAACAGAACTGTATACGTTATCTACAACACAAGCGGTAACAACAGAATCCTTCAGTACGACCACAGCGCTAACACCATCACCACCATCTACAACGACAGTGGCAATACGCTCAACCTAAATGTCAACTACCTAATCACTGGTATTGACGTAGTAGTAGGAGAGCAAGATACATACTTGCTGTTCACTGATAACTACGGTGAACCTAAGAACATCAACATTGATGCAGGTATCCGCACCTTTGATACGGTAAAGAAGAAGTTCAAGGGATTGTGGGTAGCTGGTACGTTTGCTATACCTAATGATGTTTACTATATGGTCAAGCAGTTCCGCCAACCAAACGGAACTAGCACCAACGTAAATGTTTACTATAGGTGTACTGCTGGTACGTCAGCAGACCCAGCCGCATCTGGAACACCAATGCCAAGTGATGGATGGGAGTTGTGTCCTTCTGGGTACATTTACACCGCTGTAAATGAGGAGTATACAACTGCTATCGTAAAGCCACCTCTAAGCCCTCCCGTGGTTCAGTACAGCACAAACTCAATAAAGGGATTTAACAACCTGACTGGTTCTTTGTGGCAATTCAAGTATTGCTATGTTGCAGAAGATGGTAGAGAGTCTGCTTGGTCTCCTGTTAGCACGTTTGTAAATCCATTTACTAGGGCTGATTCAAACTATTTTTCTGTTGTTCGAGAGCCTCAGTACAAGAACAACGAGCTTAATGTATTTGTTGAGGTTCCAGACTTCATCAAGTATAGATACATTAAAGTTGCCGTCAGAAAAAACAATGATGATAATGCACCTGGTGACTTCTACCTGACAGATAAGGTAGACATTTCAAACTTGGCAAACATTATGTCTACTGACCCAACTGGTGGTTCGAACTATAAGCTGTATGCTCGCGTTACGTTTGACAACTCTGGCAATCTACTTCCTATAAATGCCCAGCAGTCTAATCAATTGTTTTCTTGGATTCCCGTAAAGGCAAAGGCTCAGGCCATTACCGACAAGAACAGAATCATTTACGCAAACATTACTGAGGGTAGAGATTTAGACTTAGAGGGTCCGTACGGATTTAATAAGAGACCTCCAATTGCTGAAATGTTTGAACGGAGTAATCCGTTTCTGGTCCAGACAGTAACCAATCAGAAAACCACAAACGGGGGTTCTTCTGTGGCTTCATTGTCGTCAAATGAAATAGCTACAAACTTATACATACCTCAGCTATACAACTCGGGAGCTTCATTAAACGGTGCCGTTATTACTCTGCCTTCTACAATGACAATAGGTTTGCCAGTATCTCTTACTGTGATACTTAGGTATTCTTATATTGACCCAACATTATACAACCCATCATTTATAACTCAGTCTTATACTGAAACATATATACCAGCCACAACATCTACTACGGACGCGTTAAACTACTTTGTTAGCAGGTTTAACAATAACGTGATGTACAATTTCTCGGATGGTTTTCTTGGTCCCAACGAATTTACTGTATTTACATTAAGCGCATCTTCAGATACTGTAAACAGAAGATTGTTTTTATATCCAAGAGCTCCGCAGACCGTGTATACAGATAACGGCTTAAGCTCAACTGTATATACTGTACTGAGTGACTTGGTAATTCTAAATAGAGATTACCCAATCCAGTCATTCAAGCGGGGTGCTATGCACGAGTTTGGAATTGTGTATAGTGATAAGTATGGAAGACTGTCTTCTGTAGTTACTAGTGACGCTCTTAAGTTAAGCTCAAGATGGTGGAGAGACAGAACCGTAAGTGGTGCATCTGTTGGTATTGCTGGCAATGTCTTAAATGATATAGGTCAGCGATATGTTAAACTAAGTCTCAATCACGATGCTCCAGAATGGGCTGAGAAGTTCTATATCGTTAGAACAAAAAGGAATGGACTGAAGAGATACGTTTCTTTGGCTATGGCTAAGCAGACTTTTCTTGGTAAGAGGGCAAGTAAAAAGAAAGACCAAGAGAACTCCATAGTTTTCAATGAACTTAGTGGTAAGTTTTTCTATAGAGGTTATATCGCGGGTAACTCAGTTGAAGTCCCAGGAACTGCTACTTCTTATACCCCAACAACTGCCACATCTCTTGCTGGGTTTGAGGCAATATACATTCCCCTTAACTCTCTTACTAATCTTTACAACGCTTCTTATAGCGACATAGCAGATACACAGATAGGTTACTCATTTACTCCTGGTGATAGGCTTAGGTTTGTTTACAGATTTGCATCAACAAATGGTAACCCAAATAACTCCAACAACTTTGCTGAAACAAATCTAGATGTAGAAATACTTTCCTACTTCCCAGAATTAAACTGTATAGCAATAAGGTCGTCAGACCTACCAGCTTATGTACTTAGCGGAGGTTCTGCAGGTCAGACGATGGATGATGTGTTCAACAAAAATAACGAATCTGACTATACAGCTGTTGGTAATGTATTGTTTGAGATATACACACCAGACAATGACTACACATCTGAGTACTACTATGAGATGTACTCTGGTGATATTGACAAGTCTGTTCCTGGTAGGTATCTTCACAAGGGCAATATAACAAATCAGTCAACATCAACACCAGCCGTTATTGAGCTGGCAAATGGTGACACGTTCCTAAAGTTACGTACGTATATAGTAAACCTTGACAATACATCTTCTTCTGCTGTGTCCGCATCTAACTCTAAGAACTTCTACTTAGAAGATGCGAACTACTACGATAAGACTTCATCTAAAAGTTGGGGAGCTGGAAGACCTAATGTTATTATAAAGAACTCATCTCAGACTGACGAGTATGCTGGTACTATCAAGGCATACACCCGCCCAACAACGATGAGGTACTCTGAACCATTGCTACCCAATCAGGGATTCAATGGACTCGGAACAATATACGACACATCATTCGAGGATGCGAATCCATCGCTTCGCTCTATTCAGTTGTTGCATACTGACGGGGGAAAGACGTTTGTATTCCACGAGGATGCTGTTGGCGTAATGCAGAATGACAGACAGGTGATTACCACTGTTGATGGACAGAACCTCAGCATCGCAGCGAATACTCCTATCTCTGACATTACCTACTACAATACACGTGCTGGCATCGGGACCAATCCCGAGAGCTTCGCGTATATGAATAATAGAAAGTATTTCTTTGATGTCGACCAAGGACAGGTCTGCCGCCTATCAAATGATGGGATTACTCCTATCAATATGTACGGTATGGACAGATACTTCAAGCAAGTATCTCGTGGAATGAATACAAATGCTGTTGCTGACTATGCCTTCGGTGGTTACGACAAGAGATTCAATGAGTATATCCTTTCCTTTAGAATAGGTGGATTACTTACATACACCCCAGGAGAAACTTCTTTGGGTCCAGATAGGATTACTATAAATATTGATAGGTCAATATTCGATGTGTTCATTGGACAGGTAACTAAAATTTACCTACCAGCAGTTCCAGCATCTACACAAGCTCCAGTTGAATACGAGATATTTGCATCTGCCCTACCTGGGACAAGTGGAGTCACGTATACAATGTCTGTAAAAGCATTCTTGGACTTGGGTGTAGTGCTTACTGCTGGACTTAATTATCAAATCGGAGTATACACTAACCAGACTGTAGCCTTCAATGAAGATGCTAATGCTTGGTCCTCCTTCTATAGTTACATCCCAGATATGATTTCATCTGCTGGTGTTGAGCTTGTTACTTACAGAGCTGGTGCTTTGTATGTTCACGATGCACCAAGCAGCCCTATGAACTTCTACGGTGTGGCTCAAGACGGATACATTGACATTGTGTCTAATGCACAGCCCGCACAAGTAAAGGTGTGGAACACTATGTCACTCAACACTCTGTTCACTAACGAGACTGGTGTAGATACTATGTCTATACCATCCACGTCAGCAACAATTGTAGACCAAGCTATGCTATCTGGAGTTGTAACTAGTAATGGCTTATGGACTTCTGGCACTGGCTTCACCTATAAAGAACAGCAGGCGTTCACAGACTATATGAGAACCATCAGTAGACCTACTGGACTGACTAACTTTATTGAAGGTGAGAAGGTTCGTGGCTTCTGGCAGAAGACTCGTATCAAGTTCGCTGCTGGTCAGATAACTGCAGCTAGAATTATCTCAGCTACATTTAATTATTTTATGTCTAATTATACAAGATAGACCTCACATTAAGTATTAAATTTGTAGACGTATGGACCCAATCACACTAGGACTATTGATTAAGGCAGCGCCAGCTTTGATTAAGGGCGGAACTGGTTTAGTAAACTCAGTAGTCGGAGGGATAAAGACAGGTCAGGCTCTAGACGAAATGGAGAGCACTGACTATAACGATTATACTCAGCAGTATTTCAACGAGTTACAAATGCGCGCGCGTCAAGGGCTACCTACTGAGTCTATGGACTACGCAGAGACTGGTGTTGACAGAGCCTTTGGCGCCGCGCAAAATAATATGGAGGACAGAAGAGCAGGACTGATTGGTCTTGGTCAAAGCTCTATGGGATTAGCTGACGCCTACAGACAACTGGCGGCACAGGACGCAGAGATGCGTGTGCAGAACCAACAGCAGATGTTGGGCGAGATGTCCAATAGAGCAACCAATACATATAACGAAGATATGGGTATGGCTAACGTCCGCTTAGCTTTGGCTCGCGGTCAGCGTCAAGAAGGATTGGCTGGCACGGGTGCTGGTATGCAGACTTCTGTTAACCAAGCTGGTGCAGCTATGGGACTTGGAGAAGACAATGGCGCTCTTGTTGATTTGTTTACAAAATTGTTCACGCAAAATAAAACTGCCTAAACGAAATGGCTACACCAGATTCGCAACAGGCTATACAGACTATTCTAGCCACACGCAATACACCTACTGCTATTGACTACACTCCTATTGAGCGTGGTGCGGCAGTAAAGAGAGAGGCTGCTGGAAAGCAGATGGAGAAGATGAACGCCCTTATCGCACTGACTGCGCAGGAACTCCCTGCCCAGATGCAGGGGGATTTAACATCTAATGTTAACTTACTTCTCCAAGATGTAAAAGACGGTAAGCTTAAACCAGATGATATTGACTTTACTACTCGTATGTATCAGCTTACTGCGAAAGCTGGTACGTATAAGGCGAACTGGGAAAGAATGAAGGGAAGCCTTGCTGTTGACCCAACGACAGGAAGGAAGAAGTCATTAATCACTTTTGATGAAAGAGGGAATCCAGTTGACAAGATTGGTGACCTAGAGGCTGGACTTCTGACACTAAACAAGTACGACCCAAATATCAACACACAGGACTTTGTTGCTGAGCTTGATGGACTTGCAACTAATGCATTGTACCCTATTCCGTTTTCTACTGACAATGTATTAAAAGATAGTAAGTCTTACTTCGACTTGAATGCGGATAAGTTAGCAAGCACAGCCAGGCTTGGTGTTGGTAAGGATAGAGAAACTACTGTTTCTATGCTTACTCCAGGGGATTATACTACATATGTAGGAACTTTAATAGACGCAAACAGGGCATCATTAGCTGCTATGTATGCTCAAGATAGAGCGAATGGTAAGGTAGACCCAGAGAAGATGCCGTTCGATGACTACGCATATATGAAAATTTCTACTATTGTTCCGCAAAGAAGAACTGAGCAGAAGATTACTAGCACTCAATACTCACCGTTTGAAGTAAGTATGCAATCTGCTCTTGGTGCTGGTATGGGTCAGCGCCAACTCGAGGGTGGCTTTGTTGCAGACGAGACTCCTATTGGAAACATACCATATGTTGCTCCAACTACACCTGGTAAAAGCCCTACAGTTCCTAAGGATGTTAACAACTACTGGCGCTCAGCTGGTTTAAGTTTTGCTGACCCGAAAACTGGGGAAACAGTCTGGAGATATACTGTACAAGGCCAAGACCTTAATACCCAGGAAAAGACTACTGCTGGGCAGTTCAAGAACGTAACCATCAGTGCGCCTCCAGGTGTAAAGGAGAAGACGCTCAAGGTTACTACTGTTGATGGAGAAGTTGTTGACGTATCTCCAAAGAATATCGTAGTAGACAAAAATGGTCGCGGTGTTCTTGTTGGTGTAAGTCAGGCAAAAGTAACCGAGAAGGGTGCTGTTGGTAAATCAAAAGATGGGGCTGATTTTGTCCCCACTGAAGCCACCAGAGAAAGTGCCGTGTTAAAAGAACACGTCATTAAGATGACCCCTGCTCTAATCAAGCGTGTCAATAGTACATTTGGAACTGATATTCTACAGGACAATAACGACCCATTTGGTATCCGATAATAACTGAATCAAAGTATGGCTGAGCCTAAAAAATCTGTACAGGAATTCGCACAAGCTATTAAGGCTAAGTATCCACAGTACAAGGATATTGATGACTACACCCTAGCTAAGAAGATTGTAGCCAAGTATCCTCAGTACGCTGATGCTGTCGAGTTCGACGAAAAAAAAAAAGCTTCTGGCGAACCGTCAGAGGAATCCGCTTCCGCTCCCCAATCTACTTTACCTAAGACTCTTGCAGAGACTCGCCCGTCTGTTGCGCCGATTCAAGAGGTTGAGGAGGTTGATGAGTTTGCGAAGAATGTAGTAGACAGAAAGGCTGAAGCTAAGAAGGCTAACTTTGAAACCTCTGGTAGTATCAACACCAGAGTAAGACCCACCGCACTTCCTACTGGGGAAACCAAGGAAGAGGAGGATTACTTTACTGGAGGGTTCGGTCAGTTCTTGACCGCTATGAAGAGCCCCTTTAATCCAGTTGGTTCAGCTATTGCTGACTTCGTTGATGATATGGGTCGTGCTGTTGGTGCTGGTATGCAGACCTCGGCAACGGTGTCTCCATCTATGGAGCTTCTTGAAAAAGGCAGGAAGACTAGTGATGAAGATATCAATAAATATATTGAGGTAGCAAAGTCAGCACAGAAGATTAAACCTTCTGATGAAATGCAGAGCTTTACCGACATCTACGAGAAAGAAGGTAAGGGTATATTTGGAGTTCTAAAAGGATTGGCAAACAATCCAACTGTTATCCCAGAGGTGATGGTGTCCAGTATTGCTGGTATGATAAACCCCAATTCTCTTGCTTCTGCTGGAGCTGTTATTGGTGGAGCTACTGCAGTTGGCGCTGCCACCACTGGGCCTGGTGCGCTAGTTGCTGCTGCAGGTTCATTGCCATTTGCTATGGGCGCAGCAACTGCTACTATGGAGGCTGGTCTTACATTCTCTGAGCTTCTTAATGAAGAGCTCACCAAGAGAGGTATGGACTTTACAAAGGATAACGTAAGAACTCTTTTGAATGACGAAAAGCTTGTGAGCAGCCTTCGTATGCGTGCACTTGGTCGTGGTATGACCATCGGTGTTGTAGACGGTATGACTGGTCAGCTAGCTGGTAGTGTTGGAGCTAAGGCTGCTACTACAACAGCAGGAAAGGCTGGTCGTATTGCAGCAGCAGGTGGTATAGAGATGGCTGGTGGTTCTGCTGGTGAGGTTGCTGGTCGTGCTGTTGCTGGTCAGGAGATGGACGTTGCTGAGATTGCACTTGAAGGTATCTCTGAAGCTCCTGGTACAGTCGTTGACATTGCTTCCGTTGTTGGTAGTAGACCTAGCTACGTAGTAAACGGAGAGAAGATATCTGAAACAAAGATGCGTGACATTATGGACAACGCATCTCCAGCTGACTTGGCTGGTATGGACATCAAGATTAAGAACGACGTAAACAAATACGGAGAGAAGATTACTGATGCTGTTGAGACTGATGCCATTACCAAAGAAGTAAAGGCTACAGTACCAAACATCAGTGAAGAGAACGTCTCCCGCATTGTAGGTCTTGAGAAAGAACTAAAGAAGCTATCCACCGCCACCACGCAAACAGCTAAGGATAGAGTATCTGAAATCAAATCTGAAATTAAGTCCTTGCGTGAGCCTGCTGCACAGCCAGAAGCTGAGGTAGCATTAACCACTAAACAACAACAAGATGCCGTTCAAGAGCAAGCAGCAGGTGAAGTACCTGTACAGCCAGAAGCCGAAGCTGGCAGAGAAGTGGCGCAAGGAGAACCCCAAGCAGAACCTCAAGTCGCTACCCAAGAAGGTCTCACGGAAGAAGTCCAAGTAGAGACTCCAGCAGTTGATGTAACTATTGAATCTCCGTTTGATGAGTTTGGTGAACCAGATTACGATGCGGAAGATGCTGTAAGAGAGATTGCAAAACAGCGCGACTTAGGAATTACTAGTGATAGAGAACTTGCTACTGTTGCGCGAGACGCTAATGGCAATGTTATCGGAGGTGCGTTTACGTCATATGACAATAACACTGGAGAGTATACGTTTGATGTAGTTGTTTCTGAAGACGCCGAAGGAAAGGGCGTTGGCAGCAAACTGCTTGATGCTGTGAAGGATTTGCCTGGAGATTTACAGGATATGAATCCTGATGCAAAGGTTAAGGTTGATGTTGTCAACCCTAATATGCAGAAGATGCTTGAGAAGCGTGGCTTCGTGGTAACTGAAAAGACTGGAGAGGATAGGGTTACTATGGAGCCGTCTAGCCAAGTCAAGGAGCAGAAGACAGCAAAGCTAACCACTAAGAAATCTCCCGCACCTAAGGTTAAGAAGACTCAAGAAGAACTTGACCTAGAGGCTCAAGAGCAACAGCTAAGAGCACTAGAGGATGACATCCAGATTGAGAAGGATAACTTCGTAGAGCGCAAGGCAGAGATTGCTGAGCAGATAAAGGAAGCTAGAGCCAGCAAACTTTCAGCGCCAGAGAAGGCGGAGCTTGTAGCAAGTTTAAGGGCTGAGCTGGAGGATGCGAAGAACGAATCTAACGCTATCATCGGTCAGTACAGAGAAGATGCTAAGGCGCTTAAAAAAGATGTAGGTAAGGCGAAGGCCAAGCTACAAAAGAAAGTGCAGCAGGCGGCTCCTAAAGCAGCCGTAGAGCCTGTTGCTCCAGCTGCTCCAACTATGGAAGTTCCAACTATGGAAGCTCCTGCTGTTGAGGCTCCTGCTGTTCAACCATTCGCTCGCCCTGGTGTATACAGTCCTGCATACATCAAGACTAAGTTAGCTGAGGCGTACAAGAAACTTCCCACAAAGAAGTTCGTTGAGTTATTCAATAAGCACGTAGACTCTGGACTAACGGAAGATATTGCCAAGACATCCATTGGCAGAGACGGCTACGTCAACCTGTTCAACAGTGATGACTACGTTAAGTTCTTTAAGGATGCTGGTGTTCAGTTAGCTAAGGAGGAAGCTCCAGTAGTTACGGCTGAAGAACCAACTACCTCCCGCAAGACAGAAGCGGAGAAGCTAAGAGAAGCACAGAGAGCTCTCTTGCTAAAGTCTGGTATCAACCCAGACGTCCTCAACAGAAGAAGAATGGCTGACGGAACTCCCACGTTCAAGAAGCTTAGTAAGATAGCAGAGACGGCAAGAAAGGCAGTAGCCAAGATTATGCCCGACCTAAAGATTGTAGTATACAATGACGTAGCTGAATACTCCAGAGCTACTGGAGATGCTGAGCACGGACAATACAATCCATCTACCAAGACTATCCACATTAACGGTACTCGTGCTACTCCATCTACGATAGCACACGAAGTATTCCACGCCGTATTCTTAAATAAAGTAAAGAACGACCCCACTGCCCAGCGCATCGCTAGCACTATGATAGAATCTATCAAGCGCATAGTAGGCAAGGACAGCGAAATCTATAACTTCCTAGAGGACTTCTCTAGCCAGTACAAGGATAACTTCAAAGACGAGGAGAAGCTAGCTGAGCTTGTTGCTATCCTGTCTGACTTCTACGCTGGCAACAGAACCTATGGCCTGTCTGAGAAGGCGATTCAGTCATTCAAGAATGCAATCAAGAAGTTCATCCAAGACTTTGCTGATGCATTTGGCATTGACCTGCAGACAAAACTTGACGATGCGCAGGTGATGGCTATGCTTAACACCATCGCCCGCAAGACAATATCGGGGAAAGAGATTACCAACGAGGACTTGGCTATCATTGACAAGTTGGTAGACACTCCAGTAGGAGAGCAGGTACGTAAGGACGCACGTCAGCGCAAGGGACTTATTACATTAACAGAAAAGGATGTAATCAAGTACTCCAAGATTGGCGTAGTTGACCAGCGTATGGCTCAGGCTATGGAGAGCATCGGTCTGTCTGGAGTTAAGTTCACAGAGACTGGTGTCAAGGAAGCTGTGTCCAAGAAGTTCCTTGATGTTAGAGATGAGTATCTGAACAATGAAACCTATGAGGGTGAGATTCCATTCATCCACAAGGGGGGTCAGGCGATGAAGGAGTCCATCATCAACGAGGCAGAGACTGCATATGAGAGAAGTGATATCAGCGAATCCAAGAGAGATTCATTAATAAGAAATTCTGGAGATGAGATTTTCCAGAGAAAATATGTTGAAGAATATGCGAAAACTCAGAAGCGTGAGATAGAGCGTTGGATTAAGTATCTTGAGCAGTCTAGCTATGACGATGCTTTCAAGTATATGATTTTTGATGCTGTTCTCACATTTAACTACGACCTTAACACTGGGCAATACAAGAAGCGAGCTGCAGACACGATGCGTGGTATAACTACGTTCGACTCTGGTGTCCTGGCGAAACTGTATGAGTCCGACTCCAAGGAACTGCTCAAGTCCTATGTTGAGTTAATGCAGCAAAACTCTGTTAATGTTGTTAAGGAGCACAAGTACCAGAGCACAGACAAGGGCACGTGGGTTAAGTTTGAAGGAGGTAGCAAAAATCCAGACCTTAATGAGGAGGCATCAGCTCTTTCTCAAATGGTTCAAGAGACTCCTTGGTGCACTAAAGAACTTGCTTACTCTCAGTTGAGTGGCGGTGACTTCTACGTATTCGTAACTGGTGAAGATAATCCAAAGCCAAGAGTTGCAGTTAGAATGTCTGGCAAAAGGGTTGGTGAAGCCAGAGGAATAGAGGGTGGTTCAAGTCAAGTTATTGAGGAAAGTATGCAAGATACCGCAGATAAGTTCCTACGTGAGGAAGTTACTGGCGGTGAGGAATACATACGCTCTATAGCATTTGCTAAAAATTTCAAGGCCCTAAAAAGTGACAACCCAAGGTTAACGAGAAAGACAATTGAAGACATCAAAGAGCTTTATAAATCAAGCAAGGTTGATTCTTCCAAGGTGGCAACATTCGTAAAAGATAAAATAAAGAATGATGAGGTAGACGAGGAAATTAAAGATGAGATTTTCTTTATGGATACCTCATCTGATATGCCTGGACCTAAGGTAAAATACATATTCAATGAAGCTGATGGTGCCCCGCTGACATTCTTCGGTATATCTGGAGAGTTTCAATTCGATGGTATTGAAGCATTCTTTGGTGACTTTATAGACGATTCTGGGGTAATCGGTACAGAGTTAATGTTCAATAACCTCACAGCTATTTATGGTAATTTCAAAATAGATGCTGGGGGAACTATGAATTCAGAAGAGGCATTTATTCTACCTAAATTAAAAACCGTATATGGAAATTTAGAATATCAGGGTTCAGCTCCTTTAGAATTAACGCAGCTTGAGTCAATAAGTGGGAATCTAATCCTTAGAGATGGGAATCTAAATAAACGGTACGACGACTGGATTCGAGAAGATATCTTCCCTGTAGAGGATTTCAAATTAGAGAAACTTCCCGTGCTACTTCCATCTCTGAAGAGCGTTGATGAAGTTGTAATCTCTAACTTCAGTGTAGACCTAAACTATTTAGAGACTGTCAATTCAATAAGCGTAGATAACTCAACGCTAAAAAAAATAGGCATTGAAGATTACTCTGTCGCATTGCCGTCATTAAAGAGCATTAATGAAATAGATTTCTTTTCGTCTAGATTTATATCTGACTTGTCCTCTCTTAAGAAAGCTGAAAGAATCTATGTCTACAGTGGTGTCAAGCTTGACTCTCTTGAGTCTGTAAAAGAACTTAGGATAGAGTACGCAGATAATATATATGGAACAGATGATATTAGAAAATTATTAAATAATTTATCAACTTCCGATTCGAGCACTAGAGAAGAGGTACTGAAGAATCTATATGAGTACGTTGATGCTAATAACCTGTCACTTGAACTTCCGTCATTAAAAGAAGCTCAATCAATTTATGCAAACAACTCCTTGCTTAAGTCTCTTGGTGACCTTAAGTCAGTTGGTAATATATCTGTAGCTTTTTCGGAATCACTAGTTAATCTTGAATATGTTTCTGGGGACCTGAACATATTAAAATTAGTTGGAGGGTCTATTGGTAAGCTTAGAGAAGTAGGAGGATTGTTTTATGTTTCTGGTATTAGCAGATTAAAAACTCCGTCTAAGCTTGAGAGGATTGGACGATTATTCTTGCCCCATAACGTAACTGGGGGTGGTATTTTCCCCGCCCTTAAGTCAATTGGTTCATTTGATTATTACCCCTCAAAAAAACCATTCGCTGATATTTTCCCGTCTCTTGAAGAGATTGGACTACCTAACTTCCCTACTGTTGATATAACAACGATACTCAATCATCAGTCAGAGAATCCAGAGGAGGCTCAGAGACTACTTGAGTCAAACAGAAAGCTGTATTTAGAGGCGGCTAAGGTAGAGAATAAAGAATACCTTGAAGACATTGCAAACAAGACCTTCGACGCTCAGGTTGAACTGATTAGAACTGGTATTGAGTTAAATACTCAGGCACCACGCCAGCGTAAAGCGGACGGTAAGGCACCACTCAAGCAGCGCATTGAAGAGATTCGTAAGGCAGCAGAATCCAAGCGTAACGAACGTATGGCTGCCCGAGAGAAGGGTATGAGTGAAGCTGCTCGTAAGTTCAAAGCAGAGCAAGAGGCTAAAGCTAAAGTCAAGCAAGAAGCTAAAGAGCAGAAGGCTAAGATAGAGACAGCAATGGATGGCTACATCAATGCTATCCTTGAGTCTGGCAACGCTAAGACTATTGCTGCAGCATTCAAGAACTTCCAAGAGGTGGCAGGTAAGCTTGACAAGACTGAGTTCGTTCAGCAGTTAAGAAGAACCATTGCTAAACTCAAAGAGGATAAGCATATCAGCACCGTATCTGCTGGCAACCTTAACAGAATCCTACGTACCATTGAGCGTGTATCTCCCGCAACCTATGCATTGGAGGTAGACAGAGCAATGAACGCAGTCAAGAAGGAGATTAACACTCAGCTAAGAAAGCAGCTGAACACCAACAGAAAGAAAGCACTGAAGAACATTCAGTCTGGACGCATTGGTAACTCCACCATCAAGCCACTGTTCCAACGTGTGCTGTCTATTGACGCCTCTATGATTCCTGATGAGTCCTTTGATGACTACATCGCTATCGTTACACGCCTTGGTGCTAAACAGACTGTCCTCCCACTTGCTGATAGAAGAGCAATGGAGACTACGCTGAACAATATCCTTAATAACATCGATGCAGAAGCTGGACGCCTCATTGAATTGGGTGAGATGTACAACGACTTTGTATCCTCTCGCAACTTGGGTGATACTCCGTATTCTGAAGTCATCAATCAAATGAAGGGTGAGGGCTTAATTACCGAGGATGAGGTGAAGATGATGAAGCGTTACAAGTCCATCATCCTCAGTGAAGCTAAGGTAGCAAAGGCTGGCAAGAGAGCGGAGAGTCCAGAGGCACGTGCTGCCCTTGAAGAGGAGCTTTCCAACATCGACATCAACGTAAGAGCGCTAGAGAACAGAGACGACAGAGCTATCGCTACAGCTATTCAAGACAACCTGGATGCGGCTAGTGAGATGACCAGTCAAGACTTGCGCAAGTTACTGTTGGTAATAGACAACATCAACAACGGATTCCTTCCCCATATGGGTGAGGTTGTTCGTCGCAAGTTGGTGAGCATCAACGATGGTAAGAAGTTAGCGTCCGCACTGAACAAGGTATCTCTCCCACTTGGTGAGAAGATTATTGTAAACGTCAAGGGAGCCTTGATGCGCCTTATGGGTAGAAAGTCTACGGAGACTGGAACTGTTAGTCTTGCTGCTGAGCGTAACCCCGCCGCATTCATTGATGAGGTATTTGGTAACTTCAAGACCACGCCTATCTATGACACGCTTATCCGCCCAATGGCTAGTGCGTTCTCTAGATTCCAGCGCGACTTTGATGTAGCTGTCAATAAACTAAACGCAGCCGAAAGAAAGCTATACGACTCCAAGAAAACAGACAACGAGTTCCGCTCTTCTATGTATAAGATACAGATGTACCTTATCCAACGAGAGTACGAGAGCAACGTAGGTAACCCAGAGGTTAGTCCCGCAACAAAGTGGATTAAGGCTACAATCGATGCTATTGATGCTGGTAATATCTACAATGAAGCAACCGCTTCCGAACTAAGAGAACAGCTAACTAAGTTCTCTGAGGATGGTGAGGTATCCATAGAGAAGATAGAGAAGAGCTTGACTCCAGCGGAGAAAGGACTCATCAAAGCTATCGATGAGGTTAATGGCTCTATTAGAGATAAGGCTGTTCACGTATCTGATGTCATTCGTGGTGAGGGCATTGAAGCTCGTGATAACTACGTACACATTCAGGTTTATGGTGATGGTAAAGGAAGTCCGCTAGATGAGATAAGCAATTTCACTAATCGGTACACTCCATCTACCAAGGCAAAGTCTTTGATTACCCGTACTGGTCAGGTGAACCCAATCAACCTTGACCCATATCAAACTGCAGTACGCGGTTTGAAGATGACGTTGTTGGATTACTATATGACCCCCGCTATCAAGCAGGTTAATGGCACACTTGCCGAATCAAAGAATTTAATAGATTCTGGCTCAGAAAAGAATCTAACGGCAGTCAGTGAATTGATGAAAGGATTTAACCAAGGCGTTCTTGAAAACGCTGTAGGCTCTTCTGTATCTCCAGACATCACTGACACCTTGGTCACAAATGGTTACCGTGCTGTACTTGCTTCTGTACGCAGAGCAATCGCAGAGACTGCATCTAACATAACATTTGCTCTCGCTAACCCAGCGCAGTTTACTGCTGGTGTCAAGTCTTACTATAAGTTAGACAGCGATATCTCTGCTGGTGATGTACTGCGTAACGTGGGTTCTGTTCACACTACTAGATTGTTTGGCGGAGAGACACTCACTAGCCCGATGGTAGAGAAGAGTGGATTCAGAAACACGGGTGGAGTTAAGACCGAGATGCAGCCTGATGTAATCAACAAGATGGCTAGAATCTCTAAGCTTGGAAGAATAGCAACTAACAAGATAGCTGATGTAGCTGACTTCTTAATGTCTACTCCTGATGCTATGGTCTCCCGCCCCATCTGGTTTGGAGCATTTGAGAACAACTTCAAAGAACTCACTGGCAAGGAGCCAGACCTCAAGAAGATTTCCGACAACGATGAAGCTTATATGGAAGCTAACAGAGACTCCATCAAGAAGGCGTCTAAGGAAGCGGATAAGCAAGTAACTCAAGCAGCAGCTAGTAATAACCCATACGAGACTATTGCTAAGCTTAGAGTAAACGAAAAGGATACTAGCAGCAAGAAGATATACAAGGCAGTGAATGGTTTCATCTCCCGCTTTGCAATCTTTGAGTACAACACAGCAAGACGTGCCATCTACGCAATGATAGGCAATGGCTCCATCTCTAGAAAGGAAGGCGCCGCATTACTTACAGGGGTAGCTATGCGTTCTATCGTATACGTTATGGCCTCTAGCTACATCGGTGGTATAATGTCTGCATTGGCTCAATCTGCTTTGGCAAACCTTGGATGGGCAGGACTAGAGGAAGAGGAAGAAGAAGATGACTTGATGGAAGCTATCTTGCCAAACGCAGATACTCTACCCAAGCTATACCGCTCTATTGGTGGCGCTCTTGCTAACATCTTCATTAACAGGAACTTCGGTAACGTAATCAAGAACATCAATGGTATGTTGGTGGAGACTGCTAATGAAGAGTACGGTCAGTTCTTACGCAACGGTAAAGACTATGACCCATTCGAGAACAACATACTTATGAATCAGCTGTCATCAGCGATGACCCCAGGCAACTCTAACGAAAAGATTGCAAGCTTTGTTGCTGCATTCGCTGGTCCACTCAGTCCTGTGGCTAGAACATTCATTAGTACGTTCAAACTTGCAAACAGTGCGATAAACAACAAGACAGCTGCCAGTCGCAAGGAGAACTTAGACGAACTAAAGATTCGTGTTCCTTTGGAGTTTGCTGGTAACCTAGGTCTTGTCCCAGTTTACAATGATGTGCGTAAGATGACTTTGGATTATTTTCGTGACGACCTCAATAAAGAGAAGGACTTCCGCCAAGAAGTAAAGAGGTTAATTAATCAGTACCCTAACGGTGGAGAGAAGTTCGAAAAGGAGATGGACAAGACGTTCGCCAAGTACACCAGATTCAAAACTAGACAAGCTATAAATAAACAAAAAGAACTGCTAGAGGATAACTAAATTTGTACCTGCATAGCATTGCACCTTGACCCTTGAACCTAAAAAATATTGGCTATGGCATTTGAAAACATTAACGCAGCCCCCAACTACTTCCGACAATCGTTCGGACAGAAGGGCTTTAGACTGATTACTTCCTCGTTCACGCCAGTAGCAGGAGAGGAGTACCGTGTTATCGTACCCTTGGTAGACTCTGTAGTAAGTGCTACTGCACTTGCAGGTGATAGCTTAACTGCTGCCACCCTGCCTACAGGTTTAGGGGTATATGGTCTCTTCTCCTCCGTAACTGTAACGTCTGGAACTGTATTAGCGTACATAGCCTAATTAGTTATGGGCTACGCAAACATACAGGCGGATAGTAACTTCTACCGCCAGAGTCTTAATGCTGATGGTATTAAGGATGTAACTGGACCGTACACTTCTCTATATGAGGATGTGTTTCGTGCTATTACTGTTACTACCGATTCTGTAGTCTCTGTTACTTCCTATGTGGGAGATAGTCTGTCCAGTCAGTTCTTGTTTGCGGGCACGGAGATTTATGGTTTGTTCTCGTCCGTAACTATTCATAGTGGTAATGCTATCTTGCACCTTGCTGGCGCATCATATATATCTGAGATTGTAAACCAGTACTCAGCGTCAGGTATTCCTTTAGGATTTTACGAGGAGGGTACTCAGTGCTTGAGTCAGAAGATTAGTGCACTGCTAACCCAGGGTGTCTTTGACGATGCGAGTTGGGTTATGGTTCCATCTCAGTATGAGGAGGATTGGGTACGTGCGTTTAAGCCTACGAGTGAGTTAGGTAACCTTGCCTTCACACGAAGTTCTGATGCTACGTTTACTGACTCTACTGGAGTTGTAAGACGTAGCCCCTGGAATTTGGTGACGTTTAGTGAGCAGTTTAATAATGCTGCTTGGACAAAAGACAGAGTAACGGTAACGGATAACGTAACTACCGCCCCCAATGGTACATTAAGTGCGGATAAGATAGTAGATACTTTACAAGGCAATAACGCCTACCGTGTTTACAATGCAGTTACTCTTTCAGCAATCTCGTACAGCGCAAGTTTTTATGTAAAGGCAGCAGAGTATAGTTGGGTTTACATTCGCATCGGAAACAGCTTACGAGTTTGGTTTAACGTAACGACTGGAGTAGTAGGTGGTGCGGATAGTGGTATTGCTGGTAGAATTGAAAACGCAGGAAATGGCTGGTACCGATGCACCGCAATTATTACAACCGCAACAGCGGGAGGCGGCTTTGCTTTGCTTGGCCTAACAAATGCTAACAACGTAGAAAGCTACACGCCAACCACTGGAGGTCAGGGCGTTTTTGTATGGGGCGCCCAACTCGTTGAAGGTACCGAAGCCCTACCTTACTTTGCTACTACTGACAGATTAAATGTCCCCCGCTTAGACTATAGTAATGCAGACGGAACTCTGTCCACCTGTCCAAGATTACTATTAGAGCCACAGAGAACGAATAGTATTCGTAATAGTTCTATGGTGGGAGCGGTGGCGGGTAGTCCTGGGACTTTGCCTACGAATTATACGAGTACTTCTGGCACATTAGGTTTAACCCGAACTGTTGTAGGCACTGGAACTGAAAACGGTTTACCATATCTTGAAATGCGTTTTAACGGAACCGCTTCAAGCACTGGGTCTATAAGAATTGCATTTGACGCAACTACTGGAATTGCGGCTACAAATGGACAAACTTGGTCATTATCTACATATGTAAAAATAGTATCAAGCCCCAACGCACCTAATTCGTACGCTTTAATTATTCTTGAAAGAAATTCTTTTGGCAGCGGACTTGCTGAGGGTAGTGCTACAATTGTACCAACCACCTCGCAGCAAAGATTCACTTACACAAGAACAAATGCAGCTGGTGCCTGTGCGTTTGTAGAAACATTGATTGGTTTTGCACTTACAAGCGGAGCAACCTACGACTTCACCATCCGCATAGCTGCTCCTCAGATGGAACTCGGAGCCTATGCTACCACTTGGGTACCAACTACTACTGCTGCTGTAACGAGGATTGCAGACGCTGCCAGTAAGACGGGCGTTTCTTCTTTGATTGGGCAGACGGAGGGGACTTTATTTGCGGAATTTGCTGTACCATTAAACGAGTCTATAACCCGTTCGCTTGTATTAAGTAGCTCTACCGTTGCTAATCGTGCTGCTATTTCCACATTTGCGGGTAGTGTTTTTGCTCGTGTGGACGTTGGCGGAGTGAATCAAGTCAACTCCAATGCGACAATGACAGTTACAAATATGAATAAGGTGGCATTTCGTTACAAAGAAAACGACTTTGCCGTTTATGTCAATGGAGTTAAGGTAATTACCGACACAAGCGGTATCACTTTTCCAGCGGGAACATTAGACCGATTTGCTTTCATCCAACCAGATTCGACATCTGCCTTTAATGGTACAGTGTCTAAAATTGCGTTTTATAAAACAGGATTAATTGATAGTCAACTTCAGGCACTCACAACTCTATAACATATGTTAGGATTAGGACTATCACTACAGAAGGGCATCTCTGCATTTAACGCAGGGAGAGCATTAGTATCCTCATATATCAGAAGAGTAACAGAAGCTGGTGGAGTACTACAGAACACTGCCTGTGACGCTGCTGCTATTAATGAGTTGAACCAAGACAGACTGTTAGAACCTGCATCTTGGGTACTTGTCCCAGATGGAATAAAGGAAGACGTAGTATTTGCCCAAAAGCCCACCAGCGGATTGGGTGACCTCCAGTTCACCCGTGCCTCTGATGCCACCCGTACCAATAGTGCAGGGGTGATTGAACGGACTCCGTGGAATTTGTTGCAGTTTAGTGAACAGTTTGATAATGCAGCTTGGACTAAACTAAACATAACCATAACTTCCAATGAAGCAGTTAGCCCTACAGGAACATTGACTGCTGATAAAGTTGTGCAAAGTGTAAATATTGGCTCCGATTTACGTACGACATCTACTTTTAGCTTGGTTAGTGGCAACACATACACTTGGAGTATTTATGCTAAAAATGCTGGCTATAAATACGTTCGTCTTATTGCTTGGTCAAGTGATGACCCAGTTACAACTTACGATTTAGACTCTATTTCTGTAGTTTCTGAATCAGGTCCAGCGCACACATCTACAATACAAGACGTTGGTAACGGGTGGAGACGTTTAACTATAACAAGAACAGTATCAAGTGCTGTTGGATGGGTTCGTTGTGTTCCACTTTCAACAGCTAATGGTTCGGGGACTCCAAACAACATTGATGGTGTTTATCTCTGGGGCGCACAAGTGGTAGAAGGCACAGACGCAAAGCCCTACTTCGCAACTACCAACAGACAAGATGTACCACGACTGGACTACCGCAATGCAGATGGGACATTGAATAGTTGTCCTCGGCTCTTGCTTGAACCGCAACGCACCAACTCCATCCGCAACTCAACCAACGTTGGGGCGGTGGCTGGTAGTCCTGGGACTTTTCCTACGAATTGGACAAGCTTTAATATACCCAACTTGACTAATTCGGTGGTAGGTCTTGGGGTAGAAAATGGACTGAATTATATAGATTTACGAGTGACTGGAAATTGTACAATTAGTTCGGCACATAGGTTTGCTTTTGAACAAAATACTGGAATTGCCGCCACCAATGGTCAAACCTGGACTTCGTCTGGTTATTTTAAGTTAATAAGCCAAATCGGAGCAGCTCCTACTTTTGGATTAAGAATTACAGAAAGAACTTCAGCTGGTGCAAGTTTAATTAGCGGTAGTACACCAATTAACTTGACATCTTCTATTTTGAGATATTCCTTTACAAGGACGTTGAGCGGTGGAGCGACTACTGCATTTGCTATTCCAGAATTAGAAATAAATGTTCAAGGCTCAACAACATACGACTTCACCATCCGCATCGCTGCTCCTCAAATGGAATTGGGGGCTTATGCAACTACGTTCATTCCTACCACTACGGCAGCGGTGACGAGGATTACGGACGCTGCAAGTAAGACGGGTATTTCTTCGCTTATTGGGCAGACCGAGGGCGTTATTTTTCTTGACTTTGTATTTAGAACGCCAGCAACTGCCACTGGTGGGCAAATATCTATAACCGACCAAAGCGCACCATTTGACCGAGTTTTGATTTGGAACAATTTTACTTTGAACACACTTGCGGCAAACCTACAAGCAAGTGGTTCAACCATTTTTAGTACGTCATTGGGTACGTTTGTAGATGGTCAACGCTACAAAATAGCAATTGCATACAAAAGCGGCAGCAATGCTGGATACGTTAACGGAACGCAAATCTTTACAAATACCAATACGTTTACGTTTGCATCTACTATGACGGATATCTTTTTAGGAGCTTATGAAGCGGTAGGGATGGCTCCTCACCAATTGCTTAACCAAGCCGCCCTATTCAAGACCCGATTGACAAACGCCCAACTCGTTGACCTCACAGGTGGACGTATCTACTACAATCCAGTAGAGGCATACTACGCCTACTACCTTACACCTGAGATTCCATCAGCAGTAATAACTTCAGTAAATAGCTTCTTCTGATATGCCTACTCCTAGTTTTATATTACCTACCTCTGTACCTGTAGTTGATGCTTCTGTTGAGGCGTTAAGAGTTTATGATGGTAGCCCTGCTGGGTTTGATGTACTCCCTATGAGTTTTACACGGGCGAGTACTGCTACTCGTACAGACTCTGCGGGGAATGTGGTTAGTGCTGTGCCTTATAACTTGGTTCAGTACAGCGAACAGTTTGATAATGCTGCTTGGAATAAAGGAGCAACTTCTATTTCTGCAAATACAACTACTGCGCCAAATGGAACGCTTACAGCTGATAGTTTAATTGAAGACTCCACTAATGCGCTGCATCAATTACTTCAGACAACAAGTTCCGTAGCAGGTATTTACACGGCAAGTGTTTACGTCAAACCAAACGGACGAAATTGGTTTTCTCTAAACATTGCAGGTGCAGCAAATTACGCAGCTTGGTTTGATGTTCAAAATGGGGTTGTTGGAAGTTTACAATCTAACATTACATCCGCTACTATTACAGGTGTAGGTAACGGGTGGTTCCGATGTTCAGTTACCGCCAATACTGGAAGCCTTGCACCACGGGTGGCTATAAACCTCGCTACTGCAAACAATATATTTGGATATTTAGGAAACGGAACCGATGGCGTTTACATCTGGGGCGCACAACTTGTAGAGGGAACACAACCTCTACCATACCAAGAGACAGTTACTCGTCTTGCTCTTCCAAGATTAGATTACAGAAATGCAGATGGTACTCTGTCATCTACTCCTAGATTATTGCTGGAGCCACAGAGGACGAACAGCATTAGGAACTCCACTATGGTTGGGGCGGTTGCTGGTACGCCTGGGACGTTGCCTACGAACTACCTTCAATTAGGTGGAGGAGGTTTAACAAGAACCGTATCATTGGGGGTAGAAAACGGACTGCAATACGTTGATTTAAGGTATCAAGGAACTGCGACTGAAGCATTTATTGAATGGCGTTTAGACACAACAACTGCAATAGCTGCGCTACCAAGTCAGGTGTGGTCATTCACAAATTATTTAAAATTGGTATCTGGCACAATGCCTAATGCGTTTACGTTGAATGTCTACGCAAGAAACGCTGCCGCTGGAGTTTTGCAAACTTGGAATACGCCAGCGTCTATCACTTCCAGCTTGAATCGTTTTCAGAATATAATAACCGCAACTCCTGCAAATACTGCATTTATTCAAAATGCTATGTTTTTGACGATTACAAACGGAGCAGCATACGACTTCACCATCCGTATTGCAGCACCGCAGATGGAGCTTGGAGCATACGCAACTACGTTTATACCAACAACTACTGCTGCTGTTACAAGACTTGCTGATACTTGTTCTGTGACTGGTGCTTCTTCTATCATTGGGCAGACGGAGGGGACTTTGTTTGTGGACGTTGATAACAACGAATCTGAAACCGCTGTGTTTATTTCTTTGTCCAATGCTTCCGCTTCGGTAAATAATCATATTTGGCTTGGTCAGGTGGGAACAAACATAGCTTTATTTGTCAGAAGTGGTGGTACTTATAGCATTTTAGCTTCGAGCATTACAAGCGTAACAGGAGTTAAAAAAATAGCTCTTGCTTATGGGGCTTCTTTTGCAAGAATATATGTAAATGGAACGCAAGTTTTTGACTCAACTGCCGCAGTAATTCCGAGCGGGATGGACAAAATTGAGGTCAACAACTTAAACACATCTATTGATGTTGGTCGGGTTTCATTAGCTCAAGCCGCCCTATACACCACTCGCCTTTCTAACTCTGAACTTCAGTCCCTCACAACTCTCTAAACAAAAACACTATGAATACGTATAGAAAACTAGGATTCACCTCACAAGAATCTTTCTACACCTTGATGGACGCAGCTGGTCTGCGCCAAGAAAACGAAGGAGAATACTCCTACGTCAACTGTGCCGTACACGAAATAGGAAAGGTATGTATCGCCTACGAACAAGGTGAGAACGGACCTACCTGTACAGAGTACGACCCTCGCTACGCTGTAGACATTATCTTCTTTGAAGAAATCCCTGCAACGTTTGAGTCAGCTATCGTATGGCCCGATCCCGACAGCTTCGTCCACATCTTCGCAGGCTATGAAGCTCAGTACCTTGCAGACTTTTGTGCAAACAATCCTACTTCCTCATTTTGTACCTTAGCCACTCCAACTGAGTAACGATGAAAGACCAAAGCACAGAAGCAGTAGCAGCCTCTTGGGGCCTCACTATAGGAGGGTTAACACTGGCGCAAGTACACCAGATTGCAGGACTCTTTGTAATGATTATCTCATTCTGCTATACTCTATGGCGGTGGCATAAGGACATCAAACAAGGGAAGTGAACTTGCTTATAGAACGCATCTTCAAGAACTGGAAGACGACACTTCTGGGGCTGGCTATGATTATAGCCTGCTTCGTACTTGTCTTCATAGAGAAAGCCACACTGACAGAAGCATCTGTATTTATCGTAGGTGGGTTCACGATGCTGTTCCTAAGAGATAGTGCAGACTCAGTAAAGCAAGACGTTAAACGCAAGTACGATGGAGAGTAAGTACTTCCATAGGTCTGAGGTAGAGAAGTCTCATACAGCAAAACGACTGGGCATCTCCAACAGTTTGACTGCCGCCCACCTTGCTAATGCAGAGTACCTCGCTAAGACTGTCTTAGACCCCGTTAGAGAGCGTTTCAATACTGCTGTATACATTTCCTCTTGGTACCGCTCAAGTGCTCTTAATAAGGCTGTAAATGGTTCTGCTACGTCTTTCCACGTAACAGCTTCTGCTGCCGACATAGATATGGATGGACGCAACTCTATTCCTAACAGAGACATCTTCCACTACATCAAGGATAACCTACCCTTTACTGAGTTAATCTTAGAACACCCTGATGCATATGGTAACCCTGCTTGGGTACACGTAGGCATCGTCAAGGGAAGGGAAGAAGAGAAAGAAATATTAGTAGCAAAAAGAAACTCCAATGGTAAGACTTATTACATCCCTTATTCTGATTGGGCTAATCAGTAGCTGTTCTGCTGAGTGGCATATGCGTAAAGCCATTCAGAAAGACCCAGACATTATCGACACACGTATCGTCTACAAGTTTGATACGCTGTGGACTAATGCTATTAAGTTCAAGGACTCTGTCAACGTGAACTTCAAGGACAGCGTAGTAATTACCAATGATACTATTGTCACCACATTAAAGAGAGGCGGGAAGGGTAAGCTCGTTGTTCAGACGGTGGTCAAACCCTATCCTATCTACCGTAAGGTAACGGTGTATAAGAGCATCATCCGCTGCGATAAGAACAGAATCAACAGAGTGCTATGGATGGTTGTGGCTACTGTTGTTTTGGTTATGGGTACTGCAAGATTAATTGATAACCTAACTGCACGTGGCAAAGATTAAAGAAGTTACTACCTTCAGCAAGAAGTCTAAGGTAGCACGTCCTGGAGTACACTCCAAGAGTAAGACATCAAAGCTTAAATCTAGTAAGCTATACAAGAAGAAGTATAGAGGTCAGGGTTAAGCGACATACATAAGTAGTCGCTTCCCCATCTCTTCGTTCAGAGTTTTAATAAGTCTATACAGTTTGCGGGACTGGGTCTTGACCTTCTCCCGCTCTGTTTTTGTAGACTCTTTGCCGAGGTTCTGATACATCTGTGCATCTAGGTGCAACAGCGCATCTACCTTAGCTCTGTCAACAGCCTGTGACTGCATAACTTTCTCTGCGATATCCTGCACCCTATCTACGGGCACATAATACTTGTCGTTAATGAGGTCTGTACTCATAATGAATAATCCAAAGTGTTTGGTTTACCTGCTCCGTTGTCCTCAATGATGACAAAACCAGCGTTGGTTGTCCAGCCATTGGACTCGGAGTAAAAGTTTCCTGTGAAAAATGAGGGGAGGACGTAACGTGTGAAGTCCAATGAGTCATCCCTTTGTACCTTGTGGTCTCTTGCAAGTTTCTTGATTCTACTGTGAAGGTGTCCCTCACAAATGTAATTAAAATATCCCTTCTCTCCGTACTCCCATACGATGTCACGAGTACCGAGTCTTGAGATTCCGTGATGTCCGTGTGTTAGGATGTGACATATCCCGTCTACCTTATGGGTGATAACGATAGGGTTGAACTCTACGTCATAGCCCATCAAGGACAGACCCCAAGCTACTAGCTCTGCTGCCTGCCCCGTCATATCCTCTTTGTTGGAGGATGATATTCTGTCGTGGTTACCTGCTACAATCTTTACTGTCTCCAGATTATGGATGCGGGAGAGGAAGTGTTTGTGCAGTATGCTAGCCACAACCTTAACAGCATTAGCACCGTGGATACCGTGCTCCATTTCCTTCCACGAGGTGGGGTGATTTAATCCAGTGAAGGATTCTATAAGGTCACCAAGAATATGTACGTGTACGGTCTTGTAAGCAGCGTTGTTGACGATGTTAGCAGCCTGCCGCAATCGGTAGACAGCAACGTCTAACGAGTAGTCTTGAGTGCGAATCATATCACGAACGAAAGCACCGATGTGCAGGTCGGATATCTTCACCACTCCAGCGCCATCGCCAGGAGCAAACGATGGAGTGTGCAACTCATCGCTCTTAGAGACAGCATCCATCACTGCCTCCCAGTTAACCTCCTCTTGCTTGTCTGTCTTGTTATCAATCAGTACATTGAAGGTCTCTTTGCCTGAGTGTGTGATGTACTTAGCAGATGTTACTCTGTCGTACGGTAGCCCGTGGTCATCACAGAACTTACGCAGTGCATTCTCATACTGCTGTCCCGCACTATCTACTTTGGGGATATTAATACGCTCACGCATACGTTGAATATACTTACGCAAGGAGTTCAACTCATAAGCGTCAAGCTCAGGAGCAACAGCCTTAGCAATATCTATATTCTTTAATGCGGAGGATAGGAAGGGTACGATGTGGTTCTCTAGCTCTGACCACTTACTTTGAATCGGCATCCTGTGTTTCTTTTAGAAGCTCTTCCTTGAGCTTATAGATTGAATTCCAGTCACAAAGATACTCCTTAGCGTACCTTTCTCTTTGTTCTTTCGTACCTGCGTCAAGCAAGGTATGCTCTTCTTGCGTTAAGAAGATGATATTCCTATCATACAAACGCAGCTTAGGGTACTTAGATTTAGGTAGCACGTGTGCGAAGGTAGAGGGGGAAAAAGAAACGGGCTTCCCTGATAAGAAGGAAACCCGCTCTCTTACATTCCATAGTGTCTCGAAGAATGCCATCTCACCTGTCGGCTTACGAGATGTACTCATCTTTGTCTTCTTCAGTTTTGGGGTGGAGGAAGCAGCTGCGCAGTACTTGCACATCCCCTTGCTCCAGATGAGGGTTAGCTCACCACACCCAAGACACTCTTTAGGCTTTGCTCTCAGCATCTTCAGAGATGATATTGTTTACGTCATTAACAAACTCCTTCATTACTTCTAACATTGCATTAGACAGCTCAGCTACTATCGGCGCTTCGAAGGCGTCCTTGTAGAAGGTGAACATTCTGTTGAACCGCTCATTGATTTGGTTCATAACATACTTATCTGTTTGATACAGAGAAGGACCTACTTCTTGGTACATATCCCGCATTGTTTTAGCGAGAGCCATATACACAATCAGATTAGATGCGCTAAGGTTAGCGGCCTGCAGCTTGGGGGCATTGGTACCTGAATCCACAGAGGTTTCCGCAGTAGAATCTGTCTGGTTTTGCTTGGTGCGTTTCGGCATTTTGAATCTTGTTTATTTCTAGTGATAGCCACTCCCACGCTTCGTGATAGTCCGCTTCGTTAAACGGAATCTGAATGTATGAGTTAGCTTTAATAAAGTAAAAGTACATAAACTTTGGGAACTTACCAAACTTTTCTTTGGTAGCCCGTGAATAAAGGTACAACTGCCTACGTTTCTTCTTCAGTTCATCACCCTTAAATGGGTTACTAATCTTGTAGTCTACGTTGGTATAGTTCTCCCCATCAAAGGTCTCGAGGTCAATGAATCCACGCAGATAGTTATTGCCTTCTATGTGCATCTTGAAGTCACGCTCTACGCCTACAACTTCTGTAGAGAATCCCTTGAAGTTCTTGAAGAACTCATAGCATTCGTGTCTGTACTTGACAGCTAAGTCTGTTCTGCCCAGCGTAGGGAAGACAGGTTCGGGATAGTTAGAGACGTAGTACTCCACCATCTGTGGTATGGACAGCTGCTTCTTAGCGTAGAGTTCTAGTATCTCGTGGCAGTAGCTACCTAGTACACCCCATCCATTACCCTCCTCTTCAAACCCATCGATGTACTTCATCTTGTATTGAAGCGGGCACTGTTCGTGAGAGGTAACCCTAGAGAAAGACCACAGGTTTATTGATTCAGTTTCTTCTGACATTGCAGTAGTTGTTTTATAATATGATAGAAGTCTTTCTTACTTAGTACTACTACTTCCCCTTTGTTTGGTTTCTTCCAGAAGATAGTATTGATATCTCCATCTGCTGGCATAGAGCCCAGAACCTCAAACAGATTGGGAGTATTCTTGTATCTCTTGCACTGAATGTTGAGTCCGTACTTCTGTGTTCCTGCGATGTCGACTTTGTTGTCGTCAAGTTCTTTCGAGGCATAACGGGATGTTTTAATCTTGGCATCTCCGAGCAGCTCTCTTAACTCCTTAGCAACATCACGTTCGTACTGATGTCCTACACGTCTCGCGTTTGCCATATTTGGTTGGCTTTATCATTGAGCATATCCACTAGTATTTCTTTTCTAGTTCTCGTGCCTAACAGCATAGGGACACGCTCAAGGTTCTCGTTAATAAAATCGTCAAGTAAATCCTTGACTAGAGTGACACGTTCGTAATCTGTCATCTCCTCTACTCCCATATCATAAAAGTAATTAGATGTTAACATTTCTATGCGTCTCCACAAAGATACAGTATATGGGTCTTCTATATACATCTTCCCCTTGATGTCCTCTACCCAGTAGTGGATGTTTGTTCTGTCAAACTTGAAGGCTATGCCCATCATAGTCTTAGTAACGCCACGCTGATGCAAGCAGTATGCTGCTATCTTCTTAATCATCATAACGCGGGCGAACCTACGTCGTGTGTTCAAGTCTATGTCAAACTCTTTGGACAGCTCTAGTATGTATTGGCGTAGGCTAAGTACAGTAAATTTTCTCATTTAATAAATTGATTAAACTCTTGCTCTCTTCTCATAATAGATATGCGTTGAGAGATGGCATCTATAATTTTACTGATAGTCTCCTTGGCTGAGCGGTGTGCCTTGAACTCGTGCAGTGCAGAGATAACTTCGTAGTGTTTATCAACAGCAGCAAGTCGTGACTCTTGGTCTGCCATCTTCTCTGTTGTACCACTTTTGCGTAGGAACACAAAGGTCTCGCTCTTAATCTTGTCGTACTCCATCTCAAGACCTTGGCTAACCTTAGACCAGTCAGCTTCCATCTGTCCGTGGTAGTACAGCATACCAATGAAGTAGTCCTTCATCTTCAACAGTGACTCTACGTTTGCGCTCTCCGCCACTTCCTTATAGCGGTCAATAGCTTTCTTTAATTCATCCATTAGAATACAATGTCTTCAGGTTCAACGGGTTCAATCCTAGGAGCAGCATTCATAGCGTAGTAGTTCTGCCACGTGTTGAGTACTGGGTCGTAGTCATCCATAGTAAATCCGCATTGGTCTCTGTTGGCTCTCACCATAACAGGGTCACCCGCACGTGTAGGTCTACCACCAGTCTCAGTGTCTTTCACTTTAACTACGTTTACCTGACCATACATCCACAGCTCTGGGTGGTTGGTAACACGGTGATAGATAATCATATCGTCAGCACGGTTAGCGAATGGCTGTCCACCTTCAATGTCTGCCTTGCTTGGTGTCTTGATGAAGCCATCTCCATCTCTGTTGCGGGCAGCACCAGACTGAATGTGAGCACAAACCCATACAGAAGCATACGTCTGAGCGAACAGACGAATCTCAGATAGGTTCTCGTAGTCCTTGTTGTAATCACCGCCACCCTTGAGTGAGTTGTAAGGGTCGATGATGATGCAGTCGTACGCTCCCCAAGCTTGGTCATAAAGTACCTCTCCCATATCCAGCACGTCTCTGCAACTGTAGATACTACGTGCAGAAGAGATGATTCTGAAGTGGTCACGGAAGAATGTCATTGCCTTTTCAAAGTCCTCCCTGCTTACCGTAGCGATAGGTCTGCCTAGGTAGAACTCCATTATCTTCTTCTTAATCTGTCCATCCTTGTTCTCGGAGGAGAAGATTACGAACTTCCAGTCGTGGAACATAGCGGCAATGGTGGCTAAGTACCACACAAAGAACGACTTACCAGTGTTGTCAATACCAGCGACAAGCATAAATGTATTCTTCTTCAGTCGGAAGTAGTCATCGAGTTTACCTACGTGTGTTGGTAACCCCATCTCTATTCTCCCGCCGATGAAGTCTTGGAGATACCTATCCATATCTTGGTCACTAGCAAGGAAGCTAAACCTACCATCCTCCTCACGAATGAACCGAGTCTCACGCTCAATCTTCTTCGCTTCAGAGATAGGCATACGCTTACCGTAGTCAATGCCATCACGGATAGTCTTCTGTGCTTGTGCAAAGCTGTGTGGATTCTTAGCTTGAATCTCTGTCTCTAGCACACGGATAGCCTCAGACTCCTCTATCTTCTTGATGGCGATGTAACCACCCATAAGCTTAGCAGCTTTCAGTAGGGTGATGTGTTTCTCTCCATCGATGCTATCACGCACCATCTGAACAGCGATGTTAACCTTTGAGTAGTCAGTACCTACGACAGGCTTAGGCTGCTCGGGTTTCTCTACGTGTATATCAGTAAAGATGGTGGCGTTAGGATTGATGTAGATGTCAGGGTCGTACGAGAAGAAGCACGCACGGCTGATGTCCTTACCTGATGGGTCGATGCCTGGAACCTTGGAGAAGATGCCATTGAAGTATGATTTGAACTCAGCATCGTCCTTTACTTTAGGTATGTGAACAAGAGCTTTGAGTCCGCTTCCACTTGGCGAGGTGAACACACTGTACATATAGGGCAGTGAGCATAGTTTATCTCGCGTCTCCTGCATCTTCTCCACGTGGTCGAAGTCAAGTACCATCAAGCCACTTGCGTTCGTTAGAGAGGCTTTATTGCGAGCGGAGAAAGTCCCGCCAAAACAGATGACGGGTAGCTTTCTCTTCTCTGCATTTAGTCCAGCCTTATCCATCGTCCGCATAGTGAGGATGGTGTTCTTATGCATACCACCACTGCGTATCTTCTCAAGCACAGCATTAACAGTTGTAATCTGTGGGTTGGAAGTATCAGTAACGGTGGCGAAGATAGATACAAGCATCAGAATCGTACTGTAATGCTAGGCTTGTTTTGAATGTACTTGGCTGGCTCGACAATCTCACCATCACCTGTAACAAAGTTAGCACCAGCCTTGTCTGCTTCGTATGCCTGCTTCATAGCATCTTGAATAGACTTGATGCGGGCAGACAGCTCCTTGATTTCGCTGTTGCTGGAGTAGTCGTAACGACCACCCGCATTCTTGTATACCTTGATGCCGTTGATATCAAGTGAGGTCTCACCTGTAGCTTCTAGCTGTTCGATGGCTGCCCCGAGGTACATCTCCTCAAGCTTTTCCATTGCGTCCCGCATAGCCTTGAGGCGCACAATAACAGACAGCGGAGTGATACGTCCGCTCTGCACTTCGTTGTTGACGTGGTTGACAAGTTCTGATGACTGTACCTTATAGGACACAAGCTCATCGTATTTCAGTAGCTCCATTTTCTTTCTAATCTTTCGTGGATAATTAATAATAAAACGAACGGTAGCAATAGCCACAAGTTCTGAAGTAAGATAACAAGGGTGGGTAGCGGCAAACAAGCTGCACTAATACAATTGAGTATCACTCGTTTTCGTCTAACCATTTCTTGAAGGCGGAAGCCACTGCAAGAATCATCTTAGAGTCTACGTCTGCACCTGCTGTCATCTTAGCGATGCCGAAGTCCTTAGCGTAAGACAGAGCGAACGATGCGTTGCCACCACGTGAACCACCACGCATACCACCTCCACCGCCAAAGGGTTTCTGAGTTACACGCTTAATCTTATCCCCGTCAATATCGTACTCCATAGTAGCACCTACTGCTAACCAAGCGGGGTTCTGCTCTTTGGAACCTACGGAACCGCTGTCCCCGTTGTCCATTGTGATTGAGTGGTAGTAGAACACTTGACCCTGTGGGTTAGTCCAAGTGCGCTGACCGTTGATGATTGAAATCTTTGCTGTTTTCATTTGTTTGTTAATTAGATTTCTAGGTTGTGTGATTGTAATAAGGTTCTTATCTCGTCTCGTACTTCTTGGTAACACTTGCTCTCACATTCTGTAAGAGTGCCGTGCTTCAACTTGCCTCGCAAGTCTTGGTCAAGTTTCCATAGGATGTGCTTAAACATTCCTCCGTTAACCGCTTCCATAAACTCCTGCTCTTCCTCGGGTATTTGGAACTCAAGTATTGCTTTCATTTGATGTTAAATAGGTTTACCACATCTACCGCACATAAAATCAAAGTTCTCATTTACCGTACGTGTAAACTGCGCTTTCTTGCACGAGCACTTCTCTCCCTCTTTGATGAATACTCCATCAACCATCTTACCCTTGCGTCCTTTAATCTCTTCGTATGCTAGGTAAGCACACTCCTCTATAGAGGTGCCACACTGAGCAGCGAGGATGACTAGAGTTACAAACGTATCTCCGATAGCATCTTTCAGTTCTTCATCTTTACCACGGGCGAGTGCTGCTGCAATCTCCCCGAACTCTTCGGCTACCTTTAAGAACTGCCTGCTAGGGTCAGCCTTGTCGATGCCACGTGCCCGTGCCCAAGCACGAATGTTCACGGTTAGTTGTTCAATTCCTGGATTCATTTACGACATTTGTTGTTGGTCATTCTCTATGTAGTCCTCCTTACTGCACTCAACGATGAGGTGTTCATAGTTACTCTTAAGTATCCTATACCTATGCTCGACTTCCTCAATCCTGTTCTTGAACCATCCCTGATTCACATTTTTC